TTTTTTTCCCATGCATTAAGGGAAAACCTCAAATTCACCAACTCAACCAAAGGTAACCACCTCAGGCTTATCATACCACATACCACGAAACTTCGCCTCGTCCTGCAGCACAGTAGCCACAGCCCTAACGGCTGGTGCTACATCCTCAGCCCTAACATCATATCTAGCCGCCACCAAAGGAGGCAAACCAGAGACATTAAACTCATCCGCGTAAGCCGCACACGCATCACGCGCGGATATCCATCTCTCGTGCCACAACGGATCATCCGCCGACACGGACATCGACCAACGCGCGATCCTCTTCACTGGATCCGGCAGGAACCTCACCATTCCAGCAGCATCATCAACGACCAGAAAGTTCGACGCAAAGTATGGCTGATCGGTAACAAATGTCTTCGACCCCAGATTGAACACCTCCGCCAGCACACGAACAGCACTCCGATCCCCAGCAACACGCGAACAACAGACCAAGGAATCATCCCCCATAAATATGGCCCAAACCACCTCAGAACCCGTATATGCGTACACAACACTCAAAATGTTTACCAACACATTACCAAAAGACGTGGTAGCGTCCCCCGACTTGCGTTGATACGACACATGCAATGAAATGCCTAACGCCACCGACCTCATACGAGATGTCTTATGACCACCCAGCCAATGTTCCAACAATTTATCATTCATCCCAAGTTGCTCAAATACAAACGCCTCAAGGTAGTACACAAACCTACCCTGGGACTTATCGTATTTAGAAAAATCGTTCTCCAGGTACTCAAACCTACCACCGAACGGATGTATATTCTGAATGACCCGTTCCACATCCCCCATATCCTTAAGTAGTACCACCTTATAATTAGGCTTCAGCAGACTCAAAAATCTACGAACCAGAACCCTAAATATAGCGCTATACAACGCATTCAATTCCGACTTATGATAGACAATGACCTGAGGTTCAATCCGATTAAATATAGGCTTGTTGGTCAAATCAGGCTTAACGTCAGATTTCAACATAACCATATA